GACCAGCCGTACACGGTCCCCATAGGGCCAACGCATTATTACCAATACCAGTTAGGTCGAATGCAAACCTACGGTAATGAAGCAACACGACACGGTGGTGGAACGTCACAACAAGTCCGACTTACTGTTGGGCCGTCGCATCGCGGACGCCACGTTTTGCGTGGTGCGGGTGGACGAGCCGGACGACTACCTGGAGTCGTTGATCTCAACCCACTCCCGGTACCACCGTAAAGACATCACTGAGCTGGCGGTTGCCCGTTTGGACAACGCCTACCGGTCATCGGTGTACCAGCGTTACGAGCAGCTGGGGCCGGCCGGGTTTGTTGACCGTAAAGTGAACGGGTCCATGGTGACCCACAACGAGGATTTGATAACCAAGACGTTGGACCCCCCGCGTTTGGCGCGTGAAGCCATCGATCAGTTTGCATTGATGCAAGAACGACTGACCAAATGTTTGGATAACAGCCTGGGGCGTGGGGTTACAGCGGTGACCATAACCGAACACCTATATAAGGAGGACGCCGATGCTAAGAAAACAAAAACCGAGCTTTTAAAACACATCACCAACAACCTTCACTACCTGGAAATACCGATTACGGTGCTAGACAGCGCTGTGACCGTTCGGTTGGTGTTGGGTGTGGACTTACCGCAACGAAACAATCTAGCGAAGATTGCAACGCTTTCGCCAACAGTAACGCTACTGATCGTGGCCACTGGACCCAAAGCCTATTCGTTTGCGGTGGTGTTTAAAACGGATGGTGGTGATGCCATCTATCAATCCCCCTACACGCAGTTTGTGATACCGTAATTAACCGTGAGCTAAGACAATGGCAACCAAACACTTTATGGTACAGCGGGTACGCACCACCCTAAGTCACGTGTGGTTTTATTTTTGGTCATTGATGACCGATCAATGCAAACGCATGTGTGTGCTAGCGTCTCTGTACGCCAGGCTGACGTACTGCACTGAGGATGACTTGGAAGCCCTTAAGGCCCTGAATACAGATTTTAAATTAAGCCGCGACGTACACGCGTTGAGGTTTCTAATTTTAATCGCCCCCTGGATATGGAGGAATGTCCTACCGTTAGAACGCATCAACTCCGCTCAGCAAGAGTCGTACATTGCACGGCTGGTGAGGAAAACGCCGTGCTGGTTGCTGTACGGAACCCCCGAAGCTCGACAAAACGACATACGTCGGTTGTTCATGTACTGTGTCTACAGTAAAGCAGCCGCGGCGTAACCCACTGACGTCATAATGGACTCCCCACTAACGGGGAGTCCATTTATGTCCGGTTTTGAAACTACAGACTGTCAATCACTTTGGTTTCGGTGTATTTTAAAGCGGTGGTGGTGTTGATGATCCGCGTGGTCAGCACCGAATACCATTCCACCCAACGCCCTGCCAACTCCAATTCAGCCGCCAACGTGGTTAGAACGGCCTTGCTGACGGTCGGTGAGGTGGGCATGGACTTGAACACCCGGTCGGCCAATTTGACCAACAAGTCTGTTTCTTTGGCCACGGTTTTTGGGTTGGCTTTGTTCCAGCGTTCTTTGTTGATGTCGTTGATGGTGACCATGGCGTCCACGCACTGACGGTTGCTGTGGTACAGCTCTGTAAAAACGCCGTCGGTGTCTCGGTTGCCTTCCACCACCCATTTCCGTTCCGCGTTGATGCACGCCGCTAAAACGTCCTTAGACCACACGGGCGTGGGTTCCAAATGCCGCTGCACCAGGTCTTCCGGGTGGTTCAGGTAATGGGCAAACCGCGCTTGAGCGGGCTTCAACACGTGATCAACCAACCCGGTTAAACACCCCAGTTGTTGGTTCTTCAGTTCGCTTACGTAATCGTGCAGGTTGCCGGTGAACCCCAGAGGTTTGGTCACCATCACCGAGTCCATGTCGGTGTATTGGTATTTGCGCAACACCCCGTTGACCGACATGGCGTTCACCACCTCGGGTCGGCTGTAGTCCCAAGTGGTCATAAACCGAAACGCGTCTTTGAGCGCGGCGGTGATTTTGGGTAAACGGCCGCTGATGATCTCATTTAGGTCCCCCAAATCAAAAGCTTCGGTGGATACCGCGTGGCACGCGTCCAGCAGGCGTTGGAATTCCGGCGTTTCCAGACCTTGCGCCGGGTGGGTAGTTTGAACAGTCATAGGAGATACCTTAAGGTGTGTAATACGAAAACCCGAACCAGAGCCGGCGGTGAATGTACGTCATAGAATGGCTCCACTGCCCGCAATAACATAAAAACCACCGAACGTCCCAATAGAGTGGATATAAGCGTTCCACCCCATTCACCGAGATAAGCCGTCAACTATGTTTAACAATACATTTGCCCGTCCACGTTTTCGCCCCGCCCTCAACGTCGGTTGTTTGATGGACATCAGCACCGGTAAATACGAGTTGGGTCCTCATGGGGAGTCCGTCTTAAATGGAGGCATCTCAGGGATCACCGGTATTTGCGCCCGCCCCAACAACTACAAGACAGCGTTGGCCGTGTACATGCTGGCCATGATGCGACGTGCGTGTCACGACAGCCACACCATCACCTACGACACCGAAGGGACGCTGTACCCCGTGGGTCGTTTCACGGCGGTGTCCAAGTACGACGACTACCTCAGTAAAATCGATTATTCAGAAGACACGCAGTTTGCCTTTTACCGACATCTCTCAGTACCGGGGCGATGAGTTTTTCGACCTGTTTCGTAAGACCATGAACGCCAAAGGCAAAGACGCGTCGGATCATGAGAAGACCACCCCGTTTTTGGACTCGGACGGAAAACCCCGCAAAGCCATTTACCCCTCCGGCGGGTTGATCGACTCGCTGTCCCGAATGACCGTTAAGGCCGTTGAGGACATCTACGAGAAGAACCAGATCGGCGAGTCGGGCATGAACACCGAGGCGATGAACAACGGCCGTGCTAAGAAGCAGATGTTCAACCAGCTCCCGCAGATCTGTGCGCGGACCGGGATGTACTTGCTGTTGACCGCCCACGTAAAAGACGTGATCAACATGGAGATGTACCCCACCGACAAACGCAACCTGTCCTACATGAAAAAGGACACGGTTCTGGAAGGCGTGTCGGGCGGCTTCTACTCGCTCCCCAACAACGTGTGGATGGTCATCAGCAACAAGTCCATGTTGAACAAAGAAAAGATGCCTGAGTACCCGTGGGACAACTCCACGGCGATGAAAGACGACACCGACCTGGCCGTGATCACCATGATCAAACCTTCGGGGGTAAGAACGGCATGTCGGGTTTCCCAATTGAGATCGTGGTGTCCCAAGCGGAAGGCGTGTTGCCCAGCTTGAGTGAGTTCCGGTACTGCAAAGAAAACGAGCGGTTCGGATTGGGGGGCAACCTACAGAACTACTACATGGAACTGCGTCCCGACGCCAAACTCAGCCGAACCACGGTGCGCGGCAAGTTGGACAAAGACGCGCGCTTACGGCGGGCGTGTCAGGTCAGCTCAGAGATGCTGCAGTTGGTTCAGTTCCACCGGACGTTGGAGCCGGCGTTGCTGTGCACCCCAAAAGTGCTGTACGACGATCTGACCGCCATGGGGTACGACTGGGACGTGCTGTTGGACACGCGGTCTTATTGGGGTGTTTTGCCGAAGACGAATCAAAGCATGGTCAGCCGTTTTTTGTCCACCATGGATTTGTTGCGAATGCGGTTGGGCCAGTACGTGCCGTTTTGGTTGTCTAAAGACGCGGTGGCTAAGCTTAAAATGGACAAAGCGATTAAGGGGTAACGCCTGTGGTCATATACACGTACCAGCTGGCGCACTGGCGCCGGTTGAAACCGGGGGTGGTTCCGTTGCTGGACACCACTGTAAAGACCGGCGAGTCCAGACTGGCCCCTACTTGGGGCATGGTGGTGGACGTCAAAGCCGGCCGCATCTCTGAAGCGGAGTATACCCACCGTTACCGCGCTATCTTGGATTACTGGTGGTTTCAAGACCTTGAGTTTTGGGACGACTTGCTCAACACCCCGGTCATCGCATTGGGGTGTTACTGCCCCGCCGGTGCGTTTTGTCACCGGCATTTATTAGTTGAGTTTCTCCGGTCCGTCACCGAGGTGGACTACCGTGGGGAACTGTCAACGCCTATTTTTGAAATTCAATGAGGTTACCGACATGATTAAGATTCAACCCAAAACGCCCAAAAGCATGGTTTTTCACCTGATCCGCTACCACGACGTGGAGCTGAGCGAGGCGTTTGTGCACCGCTGCCCCGCCGAGTTGGATCTGACGGATCTGAGCGCGTTCTTTCACCAAACCTTGGCTCAGTACGAGTTTGAAACCGGCGGTATGCGGGCGTCCTTAGACCCCTGTCTGCCGTTGGAGTTTTGGTTGCAACGGTTTGAACGGGACATACTGCCGGTGTTGCGTCAGTGCCGGTTCCCACCCCCAGTCGGCGAAAGACGCTCGGCCTTTGTACGAGGTACACAACCATTGACTCATCCAAACATACCCACCCGCCGTGTTGTAGCGGCGGCTAACACCACCGGCGTCCACACCGTGGTCAGCGCCCGACACTACGACTTGCTGATGTGTCAGACCATCCAACAGTTGAACTGTTGGTCGCCGAGTTTTCGCAAAGGAACTCAAGGCTTCATCGACCAGTTCGATGTGTTCATGGACCGGTTTGAGGCCCCTTCAAGTCGCCACCGACGCGGGGGCAACTTAACGTAACCCGCGCCAAAACACACCCGGTCGACCGTTTGTTTTCCGAAGACCTGTATTGACCGCCGTTTGGGTTATGCTATGTTGACCACTTAACGAAAAGGCCGTCCCATGACCCCTCGCGAATCCGCCACCGCGGAGCTGTTGTATTTTATTGATCGATTTTTACCCGGTTCTAACAACCGCACCATCTACGAGACACGGCTGGACGCTATGAGCGACGGTGAGTTTGATGTCTACATGACCAAGTTGGAATCCGGCGACGACGTGGTTAGTTTGTTTGCCCCGAATTTGTCCGAGAACAAACTGAACATACAGCGCAACTTTGAAATAGCCCGTGAGTTGGGGCACGATTTCTTTCAGTACCTCTATCTGACCGACGCCCAAACCGGTCAAGTGGTCAAGACGCCGGTGAAGCACCTGATGGTGGTGCTGCCGTTACGCCGTCAAGCGCAGATGCTGTACAGCAAGATATCCGTACCTGACCACAACCAAGCCATCGACGAGCGCTCAGGGCAGCCGACCGGTCCCAGCAAAGGCGCCAGCATCTCGTACCCGGAGCTGCAGATAAACGCCGCTAAGGGGCTGGACAACATGGTCTTGGAGTTGATCAAATACCGGGGCGGTGACACCAAAGCGTTCAACGCCATGAACCGGAGCATACTGGAAACAGGCGGCGCCAGCTTGGACGCCATCAATACCCAAAGTGACGGGGCGGTGAAAGCCACCCAAACGCTGGACGTCATGCTCAAAGCCATGCACATCAACAGCAACCTAAAACGCTAACCGAGACCTTTATGGATTCATTGCACGCATTTGCCGAAGCGGCCGTCGTTGACGCTGTAAAAGAAGAACTGGCGTTTCTGCCGGAAAGTACACAGACCGCCTTTTACCAGTGGCTGCTGGAACTCCGGTGCAGCACGCGTCTGTATTACGTGGGGTACGACATGGCCCGTCAAGAACTCTGGCCGAGGTTGCGCAACAACGATGTGCTGCTCGACACGGTGATCCGCGCCAGCATGGGCTTTCGGTTGAGGATGGGCGACGAATGGGGATCGATACCTCCATTTGATGTCACTGGCCATCACGGAACTGACCGGCCTTAAACCCGACAACAGAACCAGCACCCCCACGGTCACGGACGAGCTGTTAATGAAAAATTAGGAACCGCCCTAACCTGAGGCTGTTGTTGGCCAACGAGAGTGGGTGGTGTTGACCCTAACCGTGGAGCGGTGCG